CGAGAATGGGCTGGTCACTCCTCCCCCTCAAGAGATGCAGGGACAAGAGCTGACGGTGGACTTCGTGTCCATGCTCGCGCAAGCGCAACGGGCCGTTGCAACCCAGAACATCGACCGGTTCGTGGGAAGCCTGGGCATGATCGCCCAGTTCAAGCCCGACGTGCTGGACAAGTTTGACTCTGACCAGTGGGCCGACGCGTACGCTGACATGCTGGGCGTCGACCCCAAGCTGATCGTCGCGAATGATAAGATCGCGATAGTGAGGCAGCAGCGCGCCGAGCAGATGCAGCAACAGATGCAGCAGAACCAACAACTCCAGGCGGCGCAGACTGCGAAGACTGCGTCCCAGGCCGACACTTCCGGGAAGAACGCATTGACCGACGTCATGCAGGGTCTGACCGGCTACACGACAGGGGCACCCGCATGATCAATCTAGCTCAAGACGCAGCCGAGGCAGCCGAGGTATCGGCACCGGAGACCGGCGACGGTCCGAAATACCCGTACGGGCTGTGCCTGTGCTTGAACGATGACACGTTGCAGAAGCTGGGGATTGGGCTGCCGGACGTGGGGCAGAAGGTGGTGATTCACGCCATCGCGACTGTGACCCGTGCGAGCGCGGTCCAGGAACAAGATGGTGGAACCGAGATTGGAGCGGACCTCCAGATCACGGACATGGAGATTTCGGGAGCTGCCGGCAAGACCATTGCCTCCAGGCTCTATTCGGACACAGACGCGTAAGGTGAAGACATGACGATCGCAGCGACAGTGGAAAGACTCAACACCGGGACTGGTGAGAACAACACCTACACCTGGGGGCTGGTCAACGGAGGCGTGGGTGGCAAGGTGGCTGCGGAGAGCGGCGCCATCGACGCCGTGAGCGCTTTCGACTTCCCGGACCGTAGCATCCAGGTCCTGGGCACGTTCGGTGGCTGCAGTGTGACGTTGGAGGGATCGAACAACGGCAACGACTGGTCGACCCTGAACGATCCCCAAGGAAACCCGATCGTGCTGACGTCAGCCAAGATCAAGGGCGTACTCGAATGCGTACGTTACGTGCGCCCAACCGTGACCGGTGGTGATGGCTCAACAGCCGTGACCGCGATCCTGTTCACAAGGAGAGGTTGAAATGAAACTCATTGACGCAGCGGACATCATCCGCGCTGAAGCAAACAAGCGCGACGCCTTCGTGGCGGCCGCTGATGCGCTGTTCCAGCTGGGCAGCCTCGAGCAGGCCACCAATGAGGCCTTGGCAGCGAAGGCTAAAGCGGTGGACGAAGCCGCGACCGCAGCCATCAAGCGGGACATCGCGGAGTCGGACCTGGCGGCCGTGAAGGAAAAGGCCACCATCATTCTGGCCACCGCGCAGGTCAATGGTGAATCCCTCATCGCGTACGCACGCGAGCAGGCCGCTGCCCTGGTGTCCGAGGCCAACTCGAAGGCCGACTACAAGACCTCCGAACTTGCGAAGCTGAACGAGTCTGTCGCTGCAGCGAAGGACGAGCTTGCGGTCGTGGGGACGCAGCTCGAGAGTCTGAACAAGCAAGTTGCACAGGCACTGGTCGACTACCAGAAGCTGGTGAACGCGAAGGCGGCGCTGGCGTGAGCATCATCGAAGAACACTACGGGGTTGAAGAGCCCTTGATCTGGACTTCGAGAGGCAACCTCCCCATCAGCACCTTGGAGTACAAGTACTGGTGGGAACAGAACGACAAGGAAATCTTCTTCCACGAGCAATACTTGCTCGATGGAGAAGAGGTCAAGCACTCAGCCCACGGCTACCTCTTCGCGCCGATGGTTGACGTGAAATGTGAAGTAGGCGAATTCAAATAGAGGTGACCCGTGGCAAACGCCCAGGCAATGTGCACTAGCTTCAAACAGGACCTGTTGAACGGGTTGCACGCGTTCGGTGCCAGCGTCATTCGTGCGGCGACGACCAAGGACTCATTCAAGGCGGCTCTGTACCTGGCATCAGGGTCGCAGGGTGCGGGCACGACAGCGTACAGCGCGACCAACGAGGTGAGCGGGACGGGCTACACGGCCACCGGTACCGCAGTGACTAACGCGAACGCACCGACGACAACCGGCACGACCGCTTTCTGGACCCCTTCCGCTTCGTTCGCCTGGACGACCGTTACCTTGGCGACTTCTTTCGACTGTGTGACCGTGTACAACGACACTGCCGCCGGCAAGAACGCTGTCAGCGTGCACACGTTCGGGGCGACCACCATCACGGCCGGCAACTTGACCTTGACAATGCCGACCAACGACGCAACCAACGCTCTCATAAGGCTCGCGTAGTATGGCAATCGTCGCATCGCACGCGCATCAGACGGCGATCGCGAACAATCCCGCGTACGACGTCGGTGCGTTGGTGTGGAACGCCGACCACGCCATTACCGGAGCAACTGCCGCGCAGATAGTGTTCGGTGCTGCTGGTGGAGGGTTGAGTCAGAGTGCCGATCTGTCGTGGAATGACACGACGAAGACGATGACGCTCTCTGGAGCAAACGTTAACGTTACTAATACCCATAACGGCGGAGTGACGTTTTTCAATGGTGGAACGGGAGTGGGCGCTGCCGGTGGGGGGTTGTTGTTTCTACCGGGCAGTGCTACTACCGGAAATTTTGCAGGCGGATTCCTAACATTTCAGAGCGGGGACGGTCACGGAACCGGTGCTGGGGGTGATATAACTTTTCAGGCTGGAGGCGGGTCTCTATCGCTGGGAACCGGGAATGGTGGCGGCGTTTTTATTAATGCCGGAAACGGCGGATCAACCTCTGGCAATGGAGGAGGTTTTTCTCTCAGTGCTGGATTTCCGCTTAACGGAGATGGTGGACTTGTCGGGTTGTATGCCTCAGATGGCGCAGGAGTTGGGAATCACAACGGCGGCAACGTTGACATGTACGCTGGTGTTGGAACGGGAACTGGAACCCGAGGCTATGTCACATTCAACACATTCTCCGCCAACTATGGAGTGGCCACTGGCGCAGGAGCCGTGACGCGAGGTGCCGCTGTCGGACCGGCCGCTATCGCGACCGCAATTTGGATACCCGTCTTGATCGACGGAACGTTAACTTACATTGAAGGATTCAGATGAACGTCACACTACCCCCTGCAGCACAACCTCTTGTCGTCACTCTCACCATCGGAGTCAATGCCGCGCCGTACTTCACTCAGTGGTACGCGGACAACAAACTCCCCACCGAACAGCCGGGTGATTTTCTGGTTCGGATGATCGGCCCGAGCGTGGTGGACTACGTGGCGCAGAAGGCCGTCAAGACGCAATCGGATGTTTTCAAAGCCTACCAGCAGTCCGTGCAGGCGGAACTGCAATCTATCAAAGCGGGGTTATAAATGGCCGTACAAGTCATCGCATCCAGTTACACAGACGGGCCGACGCTTACTGCCGCAGCCGCAGCCTCGTGCGTCCCGACCTACTTCCCGACCACGTTGCCCGCAGGATACTGGCAGATCGGGCGTATCTGGCGTATCACGATGACAGGACGGCTGTCCGTCGCGGTCACCACACCGGGCACCTTGCGGTGGGATGTGCGCGTGGGCGGCATCGTGGTGGCGGACACCCTCGCGGTGCTGGGCAATATCGTCGCCAAGACCAGCGTCAACTACTACCTCGAAGGACTGCTGACGTGTCGCGCAGTGGGATCAGGAACATCTGCCAACATCATGAACCAGTGGCGGCTGACGACGGAAGCGATCATCAACACCGCTGTTCCGACGACCGGTCCCGGTGGCGGCTACTCGTTGCCGTGGAACACCGCGCCTGTTGTGGGCACGGGCTTCAACAGCACCGCCGCGAACACACTCGACATCTTCTTCACGCAGACGGTGGCGACCGGTTCGCAGACCTGCCACCAGTGCATCGTTGAACAGTTGACCCCGTAATGTTCGTCCCAGCCCTACAGGACCCGACCGACATCGTCAGGCAGGGCGAGCAGTTGAGGTACGGGGTTGAAGACGCTGCGGACACGTCCCAGTACGGGAACGTCATCGGCGGCAACAGCATGACGGGTTTCTCGTCTCTAGTGCTTGAAGAGGACGGGATGCCAATGAGGAACACCTACTGCGACGTCGGAATCCTGTCAGTGCGCAGACGCAAGAACGGGGACTACTACCCACGCGTCAACGCTGGCATCGCGACGACAAGCGGGACGTGGATTGTCAACGACTGGTCTCCTTTGCTGATGCAGTTGCAGAACGCATCGAACCGGTTTGCCATCTCTGGGGTTACCAAGGACTCGACCGGCGCCGCGCTAGGGAACTGCCGCGTCGTGTGCGAAGAGACAGGGCGTCAAGCGGTGGGCGCCGGCGGTGGTGTGGTGGGGCCGGGATCGCCCATCGTCGGAGAGACCATATCCGACGGCAGCGGGAACTACACAATACCGGTGGCGATGAACATCGGGCACCAGCTGATGGCGTACAAGGCAGGCGGCACCGACGTTGCAGGCATCACCCGGAACGACGTCACACCAACCCACATAGGGTAGCCCGTGACTGATATTTTCCTCTACGCAGGGGAAGTCAGCCCGAGCGACATCAAACTCCTCGACCCGACCATTCCCGCCAGTGGTGGAGGTGGTGGGAGCGTTACTCTCGCGTTAACGGGCGTCCAAGCTGCCGGCCAGGTCGGCACTCTGGTCTCGAACGTCGACTACAGGCTGACATCCCCTGCCGTCACTGGGCAAGTGGGGAGCACCGTCTCGAACATCGGAAACGCTGTCACGGGCAGCGCCGTCACGGGCCAGGCAGGTAACCTCGTTTCGAATCTCGCCTATGCCCTGACTGGTGTCTTCGAGACGTCGGCCGTGGGGGCCATCCAGTCGAACATCGTCTATGGGCTGACAGGTAACCTCATCACGGGGTCAATCGGCACGGTCACCGCATCGTCAGCGACCGACGTCACTCTCGCGCTGACGGGGGTTCAAGCCGCGGGGCAAGTAGGTAACCTGGTCTCGAATATCGCCTACGCCTTGACAGGCAGTCAGTCGTCCGGGGCCGCCGGACAGCTGACGACATCGGTCGCGGCCGCGCTGACTGGCGCCCAGTCCGTACCCACAGTGGGTACGATCGTACCCAATATCGCCTATTCCCTGACGGGGGCTCCCGCAGCCGGCAGTCCCGGAAACGTGACGGGAAGCCCAAGCTACGGGCTCACCACCGTCGCAGCGGTAGGGACGCCGGGAACATTGGTGTCAGCCATCAGCCTGGGGCTGACCGGGGTGAGAGAAGTTTCAGGGGTGGGGAGCGTGTTCGGCCCTCCCGTGTGCCTTTTCGACCCTGCCATCTTCGATCCCGCCATCTTTCAGGGGTGTCCGGGCGGCGCCTCTACCACAGACTGGCTGCTCCGCGCAAGACGTCGGGGACGAAGATAGCCCTTGACAAATCAAAAAAGTGGTAGACTGCGGGCATGTCCGTAGACCTAGAGACTATCGATCCCTACGATTCGACCGCACAAGAAGAGGCAGTTGCCCGAAAGGCCGACGCCACCCGCTTGCAGCGGCAGTTGGAAGTGGAAGACCTCAAGTGGTTGATGGGACACAAGCAAGGACGACGCTATGTTTGGCGTCAGCTGCAGAGGTACGGCGTGTATCGGAGTTCTTTCCGAGAAAACCCACTCGAGATAGCGTTCCTCGAAGGGGCTCGGAATCACGGATTGCAGCTCATCGCTGACATCCACGAGCACTGCGCCGAAAGATACGCTGAATTGTTGATGTAGATTAAAGCGATTGGCTGACGAGAGTAAAGCGACCGCAGCGCCACAAGGTGACGCAGCACCCGCACCCGCAACGGAGCCCGTTAAAGCCGAGCCCACCGCAACAGACCCGAAGGCAGAGCCCGTAAAGGACGAAGCCGCGCCGAAAGCTGAAGAAGTTGTCGTGCCCGAAAAGTACGACTTGAAGTACCCGGAAGGAGTCACCCCGGACGAAGAGATTATGACGGAGTTCACCGCTCTTGCGAAAGAAGCGAAACTCCCGAACGACAAGGTGCAGGCCTTGTACGACCTCAACGTGAAGGCGGCCCAGAAGGCTCTTGCAAAGGAGGCGGAGACGCTGATTGCAGCAGCGAAGACGGATAAGGAGTTCGGTGGGGAGAAGTTCGACGAGAACCTCGCCATCGCAAAGAAGGCACTGGACCTGAATCCCGCTTTCAAGCAAGTCTTGAATCAGCGGAACCTGGGCAACCACCCAGAGGTGATTCGGTTCATGCTGAACATCGGAAAGAAACTGAGCGAAGACACTTTCGTGCCAGGGCACAACAATGCCCCAGAGCTGAAGTCGTTGGAGCAACGATTGTACGGAACCAAATAACCGAAAGGATTTGAAATGGCTACTCTTGGACAAAGTGGAAAAGTCACGCTGCTGGACTGGGCGAAATCGATCGACCCGAACGGCAGCGTCGCAGCGGTCGCTGAACTGCTGACCCAGACGAACGAAATTCTCTATGACATGCCGTGGATCGAAGGCAACCTGCCGACGGGCCACCGCACCACGATCCGCACTGGCTTGCCCTCTGCGATCTGGCGCCAGCTCTACCAGGGCGTGCCTCCCTCGAAGTCTGTCCGCGCTCAGATCGAAGACGCGGCCGGTATGCTCGAGACGCGTGCCGAAATCGACAAGGACCTGGCCGAGCTGAACGGCAACTCCTCTGCCTTCCGTCTCTCGGAAGCCTCCAGCTTTGTTGAAGGCCTGAACCAGACCTTCGCTGCCCAGCTGATCTACGGCAACAGCGCGACCAACCCGGAGCGCTTCACCGGCTTTGCTCCTCGCTACTCCGCGATCTCTGGCGCGACCAACGCGCAGAACATCGTTGACGGTGGTGGCGGCGCCTCTGCTGTTCAGACCTCTGTCTGGCTGGTGTGCTGGGGTCCCGACACCGTGACCGGTTTCTTCCCCAAGGGAAGCCCGGCCGGTATCGTCCACGAAGACCTCGGCTTGATCGATGCCTTCGACAGCAACACCCCCGCCGGCCGTTACCGCGCCTACGCGGACCGCTGGCAGTGGAAGTGTGGTCTGACCGTGCGTGACTGGCGCTATGTTGTGCGCGTCGCCAACGTCAACACGACCGACTTGCTTGCCGGCACGGGCACCCAGAACGCCCAGCAGCTCATCAAGTCGATGATCAAGGCGATGGCCCGCATCCCCTTCATGGGCAAAGGCCGGCCGGTGTTTTATGCCAACCGTACCGTTCGCGAGATGCTCGCCATCCAGGCTCTGGACAAGTCCCAGAACGCCTTGGCGATCGTGCCGGGAGCGCAGCAGTTCGGCAACATCAGCCCCGGAAGCGCTGGCAACGGCACCCTGACTTTCTTCGGCGTCCCGATTCGGACCGTCGATCAGATCGTCAACACCGAAGCCCAAGTGGTCTAAGCACAGAACAGAACCGAAAGGAAATTCGAAATGGCTATCATCGATCTGCAAACGAAGTTCTCTGATGTGCAAGCGGTCACGGTCACTGCCGTCAGCGCGAACATCCTCGATCTTCGCAACTTCAACACCGGTGTCACCACCCCGGCGTTGGCCGACGAGTCCCTGGTTGGCGCCAACATGTGGGTGACCATCTTCGTCGGAACGGCCGTCACCGCGGCCGGCGCCGCGACGGTGACGTTCAGTCTGGAGTCCGACTCCACGACCGACCTTGCGACCTCTCCCACTGTTCATTACGTCTCGGCGGCGATTGGAAAAGCGACGTTGGTCGCCGGCTACGCAGCCGTCCGGGTGCAACTGCCGTCGGGCGACTATGAACGGTATCTTGGCGTACGGTACACCGTCGCCACCGGCCCGCTGACCGCCGGAACGTTCACCGCGTTCCTGCACCCGAATGTCCAGCGGAATATCACCTACCCGAACGGATTCGTTGTCGGGTAATCCTTCAACTGAGGGCTTATGAAAGTCAGAGCAAAGGAAGTAGGGTTCGATGGTTTGAACCTGCGTCAACCTGGGGAGGTCTTCGAGATGCCCCAGGGCTCAGATGCACCGTGGTTCGAGGTGATCGAAGACGTATCGAAGAGAAGCGGCTCCAAAAAAGCTGTCGTACCTTCGGACGACATCGACGCACCTCTGGAGTAATTGTACTCAGGCAACTGAGTAGTTTGGCGGGGACTTCGGTCCCCGCATTTTTAAGGAGGGCGCATGAGTTCTGCCGTTGATATCTGCAACCTCGCGCTCGCGTATCTGGGCGATGACGCCACGGTGTCGTCGATCAATCCGCCAGAGGGGTCTGCACAGGCGGATCACTGCGCACGTTTTTACCCCATTGCCCGAGACACCATGCTGGAGCAGCACGCGTGGGGTTTCGCAATCAAGCGAATCGCACTCGCTGTACTGAGCACGACCGAGACTCCTGCCCAGTGGCTCTACACCTATGGCTACCCTTCCGGCTGCCTGCGGCCGCTGGCTGTCCTGATGGACTCCTCCACCGACGACACCGACGAGCAGCAGTACGTTGTCGAAGCGCTGTCGGACGGCACCCGGGTGATCCACACCAACACCGAGAACGCGACCTTGAAGTACATCGCGTCCGTCACTGACACCACGAAGTTCTCCCCTCTGTTTGTCTCCGCTGCGGCCAGGCTGCTGGCGTCGTACCTGTCTGGGCCGGTGCTGAAGGGTGGAGAAGGAATCAAAGTCGGAGCTGGTCACCTGAAGCAGTTCTACACCGTGGACCTGCCGATGGCGAAGTCGGCTGACGCCCGCGCAGGGAAGGTCACTGACTACAACGACTTCACGCCGGCCAATATCGCTGCGAGAGCATGAGCGTAAAGACACTCACCCGTAGTTTTGCAGGGGGCGTAATCACCCCTGAGATGTTCGGGCGGCTGGACCTGGTGAAGAACCAGACAGGACTGGCGGAGGCCGAGAACTTCTGGACTCTGCCCCACGGCCCTGTCCAGAATCGCCCAGGCACTGACTATGTTCTCGAGGCGAAGGACAGCACCAAGCTGACCGTCGGAGTCCCTTTCATCTATTCGACGACCCAGGCCTACGTGCTGGAGTTTGGCGACTTCTATGTGCGCTTCCATACTTTGGGAGGCACCGTCCTGGAGGCTGCCAAGACGATCACCGCCGTGAGTTCTCCTGCCGGCTTGATCACCAGCGCAGCTCACGGATTCAGCAACGGCAACTGGGTGTTCCTCGACACGATCGTGGGGCCGACGGCACTCAACGGTCGCTTCGCAGTGGTGTCCGATTCGGCTGCGAACACGTTCCGCATTAAGGACTTCGCAGGGAACTACATCACGACCGGCAGCTATCCCGCGTACGTGAGCGGGGGCACCGCTTCCCGCGTCTACGAGATTGCGTCTCCGTACGCTGTGGCGGACCTGTTGAGCCTGCACTTCACTCAGAGTGCCGACGTTCTGACGATCACCCATCCCGGCTACCAGCAGCGAGAGCTGCGCAGATCGGGCGCCACAAGCTGGGCTTTCGCGACGTTGTCTTTCACCCCAACACAGGCAGCCCCGACCGGTCCCTCGACGGTGGCGGCTCCGACGAGCGGAGCAGTCTCTTACGTCTACGTGGTGACGGCAGTCGCGGCGGATGGACTCGAAGAATCTCTGAAGTCCGCTGAGACGGCAGCTGTCAACAATGACTTGACCGTTGCCGCGAACCGCAACACGATCAGTTGGACGGGCGCCACGGGCGCCGTTCGGTACAACGTGTACAAGAAGCAGAACGGGCTGTATGGCTACATCGGCCAGGCATCCGGGCTTTCGTTCGTTGACAACAACATCACGGCCGACACAACGAAGACCCCTCCCGAGCAGAACGATCCTTTCTCTGGCGCCACCAATTGGCCGGCCGCGGTCGGGTATCACCAAGGGCGCCGGTGGTTCGGAGGCACGACCACGAAGCCGCAGAACCTTTACGCCACCCGATCCGGCACCGAGAGCAACATGTCTTACTCGATCCCGACTCGGGATGACGACAGCATCAACGCTCGCCTGGTCTCTCGGCAAGCGCAGACGATTCGCCACATCGTCCCCCTGCGGGACCTGATCGTATTGACGTCCGGTGGCGCTTGGAAAGTCTTCGCAGCTTCCAGTGACGTCATCACCCCTTCCTCGATCTTCCCCCGGATGGAGAGCTCGATCGGCGCTAGCAACGTGCAGCCGGTGGTGACCGATGACGCTGTCATCTACGCTCAGGACCGTGGCGGCCGTGTTCGGCACCTGAAGATTGCTCAAGCCTACACCTCGAACTACTCTGCGGAAGACCTGTCGATCATGGCTCCGCACCTGTTCGTTGGGTACACGATCACCAGCATGGCGTGGACCACCGGTCCCCTGCCGATGGTGTGGATGACCCGCAGTGACGGCGTGCTCTTGGCGATGACGTACGTCCCGGAGCAGCAGGTCATCGCGTGGCACACCCACACGACTGACGGAACTTTTGAACAGGTGTGCGTCATACCGGAAGGCAATGAGGACGTCCCTTATGTCTACGTGAAACGCACGATCAACGGACGCACGGTTCGGGCGTTGGAGAAACTCCACACCAGGACCTTCGCCACTCCCGCAGATTCCTACTTCGTGGACTGTGGTCTGACCTACAGCGGGACGGCCACCACGACCATCACAGGGCTGTGGCACTTGGAAGGGAAGAGCGTCGCCATCTTGGCGGACGCTGCCGTGCACCCACGAAGGACCGTTGTCAACGGCTCCGTCACGCTGGAAGCCGCCGCGTCGAAGGTTCAAGTCGGGCTGCCGATCCGAGCCCGCTTCAAGACGCTGCCGGTCTCAATCGACGGAGCGCAGGCAGCGGGCCAGGGGACAATGAAGAACCTCAACGGCGCATTCCTGCGCGTGAACGCCAGCTCGGGAATCTGGGCAGGCCCCGATTACGACAAGCTGAAACAGTTCGCGCAACGGACGACGGAGGCCTACGGCTCCCCTCCCGATCAGGTGACGGGCGAAGTCCAGCTGGTGCTCACCCCGTCATGGTCTATGGGAGGGCAGGTCTGCGTTGAGCAGACGGACCCACTACCCGTGACCATTCTCTCAATGGTGCTCGACATCGCGATAGGTGGCTAAGATGGCAGGCGACACAGCAGGAAATTTCAGCATCTACACCCAAGCATTCGGAGCAGGTCTCCAGGTCGCGGGCGCGTACGGCGCCAGCAAGGCCGCGAAGATCGCCTACGAGTACCAGGCAATGGTCGCCTCCAACAACGCACGCCTGGGGGAGTGGCAAGCAGGACAAGCCATCACCCGCGGTCAGACGATGGAAAACACGGTCCGTCAGAAGGGAGCCCAGGTCGCGGGCACCCAGCGCGCTGCAATGGCGGCTCGAGGAATCGACGTCAACGAAGCAGGATCGTCCGCCGACAACATTCTCACGGACACCAAGTTCATGACCGAGCGCGACGCTCTGACGACGCGTGACAACGCAGCGAAAGAGGCGTGGGCGATCCGTATGGACGCCACCAACTCGAGCAACAACGCGATG